GTGATCGAGTACATTCTCAGCAACCCCGATCCGCGGCGAAGAAAGCAATTGCTGCAAACCTTACATGATTGGGAGGACCGCGGCGAGCATGACAAGGACTGGGAGTACATTTCAGCGTTCGTCAAGCAAGAGAATCTTCCATGGTTCTCACCCGGGAATGGAGTTTTGAACTCAGCGGAGAAACGCTACGTTGCCCGATTAATTCAGGCGCCGCACGACGAAACGCATTTGGTTGCCGGCCCGTATCTGAAGCCGTTGATGCAGTGCCTGAAGAACTGCTGGCACGCTGAGAATTGGATCTTTTACGGCAGCGTCGAGCCGGAGAAGTTGAACAAGTGGCTGCGGAAGATAGAGGGATGTCAGACCTTCTTCTGGAGTGATTACACAGCGTTTGACGCCACGTTCAGCGAGGGGACTTGGAAGATGATTGAGAGTTTTTATCATCAGATTTACCCGGAGATGACAGATGATTTCAAAAAGGTGCTGGAGATTTGGAGGAAATCACGAGGCAGAATGCTCTTACGCAGGGATGGTGTCAGAGTTGAGTATGACGCGGATGTGTGCAATTGCAGTGGTCGTGATGACACTGCATTAGCAAACGCTCTTTTCAACGGGATAGCGTTGTCAATTTCATTCGCAGCGGCTCTGAGTGGCGTTCGACCAACGGCCGTCACTGAAGAGGACTTGGAACGAGCCAGTGGGATTTGCAAGATTTCCATCGTTGGCGATGACTCATTAGTCGGGTGTGATTTCGATGTGCGTCCACTTCAAGACAAGATAGTTGAGAACTTGAAAGAGTTTGGACTCGTTGTCAAAGCCGAGAGTTCAGATGGCCTCCACGATGTGACCTTCCTCGGAATGATGCCTTACAAGACCAAAGCAGGGCTCGCTTGGGGGCCCACCATTGGGAGCAGACTCTACAAGATGTTTTGGATGCGTGAGTTCAAATCCCCGTCGGCGTGGGCTCGTGGGGTCAGTCAACAGGGACTGCTCCTAAGAAACGTACCCATCCTGCACGAAGTTTGCGTCAAAGTGGACGAGCTGCTCAAGGGTAAGAGTATCACACGCGAAAGAAGAGACATGAATCGCCCTTGGCATTTGTTCACAGAGGAGCAGAATCATTGGGATGAGGTTACCCTGGATTGGTTATGCAAAAGGTACTCTGGCCTGACCAAGGAAATGATATTGTCAGACATCCAGATCGTGAG